GAGCTTTTAAGACACTTTTATAACAATGAGCTATGTTTAGATTTTCCTTTACCAACCTACCATAGATCAAGAAGTTGGATGAAGCAGTTTTCTACACATAATGTAGATTTATGGGCTGAAACTAGCTTTGTAAAAGTTAATTTGACTAGCGCAGAAAACTATGACATAATAGCTTTTAAATCAGATCGCTCAGATTTAATTATTCATTTTGGGTTATTTCTTAAACCTACACGTATGCTTCATATAGAAGAGGGGGGAGTTTCGTGTATCGACACTTTATCTACTTATTGGATAAGTCGAATACACTCTTTTTATAGACATGTCAAATTGGTATGATCAATACTGTAACCTTCCTTATAAACATCTTGGAGATGACCCAATAACAGGCATAGATTGTGTTAATTTATGTCGTTTATTTTATAAAAATGAACTAGATTTTGACTTTAAGCTTAAATCTTCAGATTTTTGCAATATACTTGAAGATGATTGGTATTCAAAAACTCATACTCAATTTTTAGAAGACTGGGCAAATTCTCAAACTGATTGGCTGGAAGTAAAAGAAGCTAAAAAATATGACTTAATTTTGATGAGCATGGGTTCAACAAATGTGACTAACCATATTGCAGTTCATATAGGTGATAATAAAATCTTGCAAACAATGCTAGAAAGAACAAGTGGAGTATGGCCTTATAGAGGTCCTTTTAAACAATATACTACAAAGATTTTACGATGGAAAAATTTACTAAACTAGTTAATGATATGAATAATCATGCTCTTCGTGATTACCCAAGAGAAGCAGTTGGTATTATAACTAAAGATTTTATTTATGTTCCTTGTATCAACATAAGTGATACTCCTACCACGAATTTCATTCTTGATCCAGCAGCATTAGTTGAATATGATGAAAACATCTGGGGAATATTCCACTCTCATCCTGGTGACGATAACCCACTTCCAAGTAATGAAGATCGTGAGAGTACGACTTTTGAACAGTACAAATTTTTAGTTGGGTTTAATAATAAATTTCATATATACTGGTACGATAAAAATATAAAAGCTCTCATGTTTGATCGCTTTGAGGAGAGGCATCTTGCTAACTAAAATAAAAATTCATTCTGCATTTTCTCACTTGTTTTCTTACAGAGAACTTGTAGCTGATTTAAAAACCTACGATGAACTTCCTCGTTATCTTGGGTCTATGCATCCTCGTTTTGCTCAATTTGTAAAAAAGATTTATATAGAAGAAACTCAAGACGGTTATCTTCTTCTTAACAAGAACTTAAAACCTATCACTGAACAAGAACTTTATTTTAAACGCGTAAAAGCAGATGATTGCTTTTATATAGTTCCTGCTATCTACGGTGGTGGTGGTAAAGGTACTAAAAAACTTCTAACCTATGCAGCAATTGCAACAGCAGTTGTTCTGGCTGCTCCCTATGTAGCAAGTGCTTTTGCTCCTTCCACTGGAGCTGCACTAGGACAGGCAGCCCCAGGAGCAGCTGCATTAACTGGAACTGGAACTGCAACTGCATCAGCTGGTTTAGGCATATCTGCTGGCACTCTTGCTGTGAACGCAGGTCTTGCCCTAGTCACATCTCTATTTACTCAAAAACCTGAAGCACTTACATCTCGCGACCAACAAGTAAGACAGAATAATATGTTTGGGTCTCTTCAAAACACCATAGATTCAGGAGTTTCAATACCCTTAATATACGGACAACACAGAGTTGCAGGACAATTTATTAGTGGCTACATAGAATCTATTGATCATGGGCAAAACGATGATGTAACTGTATTGGAGCAATTTGAAGATGAGTAAACAGAATTTTCTCGTTCATAAAGGCAAACAAGTTCCCCTAATTAGAGGCGGATTTGGAGGAAGTGGAGGAAACGGCGGAGGATCATACTCTGAAGAACCTAATGATTTGTTCTCAACTGATATCATGTATGTTCTTACAGCACTTGGTGAAGGCCCTCTATACCGTATTAATCCAAATGGTCCTCAAGATATTGAAATTACTGATAATTCTATTGACGATTTAATTAAGATTAACGGTGATGGTACAGAAAAAACTGATGTTTTTAAAACTCTATCTACTTCAGGCACTACTACTCAAGGAGCTTTAACGAAATTTGGAGAACAAACTGTAACTCCACAAACTTTTGCTTCTCCAGTAAATCTTAAAAAAGGCAATGTAGACGGGGTCCCAAAAGTTGAAGTATTACTTCAAGATACAAGCGCTGAAGATTGGGATGAGCTTAAATTTAATTTTGTTATTAATGCTCTTCAAAAACAAAAAGATAATGGAGATATTGTAAAACATTCTCTTACAGTTCGTGTTAGGGTGTATGATCGTACAGGCACAACAGAAATCAAATCTAAGTCAAAAACAGTAGAAGGAAAAACTACTGTTCCTTACAAGTTTTCTATTGTAATTCAAATTCCAAAGGCAAGCCGTTCTACTTCAGGTTATAAGTTTACTATCGATAAAACTTCTGATGAGTCTACTGATTCTCGTATTCAGTCTAATGTTCAAGCAATTGGTTGGAATGAGATTAGGAATGATCCGCAAGCCTATCCAAGAACTGGTTTAATTGGTTATGCCTTAAAAGCTTTTAATGAGCATCAAGGAGGTGTACCAAACTTTACCTCTCTTGTAAAAGGACTAATAGTAAAAGTTCCTTCAAACTATAATCAACCTATATTAACTAATGGTCAAATCGATTGGCGTGAGTTAGAATTACCTGAGAGTGGGGGATCTTATGATTATCCTACATACGGATATTCTCTCCAAAAAACAGGTACAGGAACAAAATTAACTGATGCAAATCCACAATTATACGTAGGCACTTGGGATGGAACTTTTGTTTATTCTTGGACCCAAAATCCAGTATGGATTGTTTATGATATTTTAACTAACAAAACATATGGGTTAGGCATAGAAGAAGATAATATAGATAAATATAAATTTTATCAAGTTGCTCAGTATTGTGATGCTTGTGATGAAATTACAGGCAACTTTATAGGAGTAGATGGTCAAGCTGATGGCTCTTTTAGGCACAAACCTAGAGATCAGTTCACAACAGTAAAACAAACTCTTGTTGGAGTACCGAAAGGCACCTCTATAAAAGAGCGCAGATTTACTTGTGATATTTTAATTTCTGATCCTGCTCAAAGTCTTGAAGTAATTCAAACTATTTGTGCTTCATTCAGAGCTACTCTCATTCAATCTTTTGGAAAAATATCTATTGCAATTGATCGTCCTGATCAGTTTCCTTCTATGGTATTTAATGAAACTAACATTAAATCTGGATCTTTTCAGATAAGTGGTGGTCGTGAAAGTGATCTTATTACTGGTGTAGATGTAAGTTATGTGGAACCTACAAACCACTATAAAAGGGAGGTAGCTAGGATTGATTCTGTAGATGCAAACGATGGTTCATTAAGAGCAGCGATAGAGAATATTCAATCCCTAGACTTGCCAGGAGTAACTCGTAGAAGTCAAGCACTTCGTTTTGCTCAATACCAAATTGCAGCATCACGCTACCTAAGAAGAACGGTAGCGTTTACAACATCAACAGAAGCACTAAACTTAGCTCCTGGTGATTTAATTTCAGTTTCGCAGAACATGACTGGAATCAATTATGGATTTGGTGGTAAAGTTTCTGCAACTGCTTCAACAGAGGATCCAGATGCAAATGTTATTTTAGAGCATTTTACTTCTCCAAGTTTACAAACTACTACTTTTACTGCAAACACTTATCCACTCGCGCTTAGAATAATTGGTGTAGATGACGAACGTTTAGATTTATACATTGTTAGTAATACTGATTTCACCTTAGATACTACTGATAATGTAAGCACAGGTATTGACTTAGCTGAGGTCAAGATTGTAGGAAGATTCAATCCTATAACTAAAACCGTTGATGCAGTTACTGGTTGGGACGCAAATAACGTTCCTACAGCTGGTGATTTATGGAGTTTAGGAGAGTGGGAAAATCCTGGCAATTACTACACTAATAAAGCGGGAAAACTGTTTACTGTAGCAGAGCTTGAGAGAGAAAATGATGGTGAAGTAAATATCATAGCAAAAGAATATGTATCTAATGTGTATGTAGATTCTGATACTTTTATTGATTATACACCTACTGCTTATATAGATATTGAAAGTCCTTTTTCAGCACCTCCGCCGCCAGTATTTACTTTTCAAAAACAAATTAGACGCAGACCTGACGGTAGTGTAGCGTTTGATGGGTTTATTGATAATAAAACTGATAGACTAGGTTATATTCAGGATTACAGAACTGAATATTTTATTGCACGTCCTGAAAGTTCTACACTGATTAATAATACATCTGTTAGTCCTTTAACACTAACAGTTGATAATTCAACAGCTTTATCTGGAGGAGCTACGCAATCTACAATTACAGGCAAATCTGGCTTTTCTAGTTTTGTGGGTGAGATTAGACTACTATGCAACGCATATAGCGTTATTGATAATGGTGATGGTTCTTCTAATGTAAGACTTACTGTTGAAGGTTTAAACGTTTGTTTTGACGAAAATATTTTCAAACATGTATTAGAGGTGAATGATGACGCAGTATTTTTAGGACTAAAAGGCGATGATTTCGTTACAGTTCCTCTTAAAGAAAAAACATCTAAAAACAGTTTAAGAAATTTTATTGCTTTTGCAGATGATACTGTTGAAGCTTCAGCTAATATTATAACCTATGATAAAACAGCTGATACTATAGACATAGAAAATATTACTACAGGTAGCACAGCTATAGTTAATCTATTAGCCGATTTACCTTTTGAAGTTAAAATTAATCAAGTACTTGATTCAAGATTTTTTGATAATTCATCATTCTATGTAAGTGGGACTGATAAACAGTTTGAAGTAGCAAACACTTTTGGAGATACCCATAGTGGATTTATTGAACTTCCTGTACGTCCTAGAGCTAAAAAGTTTATACGCTTTTATGTGGATGGAATTGAAAAATCAGCAGGACAGTTTACGTTTAATAAGAATGCTACAACATCTTTAAAAGCAAATATTGGTTATACAACTTCTTCGGGAGATGTAGCTTATCGTGTAGAACTTGACCACTATACTGTTCCAGCTATTGAAATAGGAGATAACGTTCAAACTTTTGCTGGTAATATTTTTTCAGTAGTTAACACTAGTTTTGATCCTGCAAGCGCAACCTATAATGCTGCTCTAACAGCTAATTCAATTTATAGAATTCAACTATCTGAGCGCCCTGCAGCTAATTTATTTGGATCTTCTTTTGTTAATATTTCTGAAAATCCTGTTGGAACAATTAATAATGTGTCTTCTAATACTTGTACCTTTGATTATGATACTACTATTTATCCAGGTAACTTTAACTTAGCTAATGCAGGAATTTATGATCTACAAGTTTCTAGTGAGTATGACAGGTTCTTTTTAGCTGAAGATCAATTAATTAGAGATTTACCTTTTGGTGTGACTTCTATTAAGGCTAGAAATGTTAATGCTTTTAGACGTGTTAGTCCCTTTGTCGAAAAATCTGTTGTAACTTCTCCAATTCCCATTAAAAAAGTAGAAGGTGTAACTATAATTGAATCATTATATCGAGAGCAGACAGGTGGTGTGGCGGTTCGAATAACTTTATCGTTTGATCATATCACAGGACAAGAAGTAACTGATTATGAAATTTCGTATCGTATCGCACAAGTAGACGCAGTTGGTACTGATGACGGTGGTACAGAATTAACCTCATTTAATACGGTAAAAGTTTCAGCAGCAGGAGTTGAAGATGATGGAAAAATTAGATTTACTGTTGACGGTATAAATCGTGGTGTTACCGCAGCTACAAACTCAGCAATCTTTAGAATTACACCTCTTAATAGAGACCTAAGAGGCGTTACTTCTACTACTGAAACTACAATTTTAGGTAAAACATCAAAACCACAAAACATCTTTAATTTTACAGGAGGTCAGCAAACTGACCAGATTACTTTCTTTTGGGAATACGCCAGAGAAAACGATGAGTTAGTAGATCTTGACCTTAAAGAAGTTGTAATCAAACGAGTTCAAGGAACTGTTACAGCAACACTTGAAAACTTTGTTTTAGCAATTCCTTATGTTACCGTAGCAGCTAGTGTCAATCGTAAGTCAGTCCCAATTGATCAGTTTGGTACGTTTACCTATTTAGCTAGAACTCGTGATACTAGTGGTAATTTTTCTGAAAGTGTTGCATCAATTACTCTTACTACTTCTAGACCACAAAGAACCTCAGTTGTAGCAGCGTATAATGAAGATAGTCCTACTACAGATTTCACTCTTTTAACTAATCGCAATTCTGACGAAGAAAACTTCGCATCTTTTGCTAATTCTAATACAGGCGGTATTGCTTTTTCAGTACCAGATTCTCCTTTTGATACGTCTATAGTTGATAATGCAAACGGTACTTCTACAGGTTTCAGTGCTATTGGCGGATCTCCAACAGATTTACTAGCTGATGGAACAGCTACTTATATTACTCAAATCAGAGATTTCGGTGCGACTGTAACAGGGCAGATTTCTATTGACGTTCAAGGAACTCAATCTGTACAATCAACTTGGAATGATCAGCATGAGCATATCACTGAAAGTGTCACTGAAGCTTCTCCAGGCTCTAATGTATTAGTAGATTCATCTTTTGGTGGTATAGGTCATCTTGTAGGGTTTGCAAATGCTCAACCATTGAATTTCAGGTATGATTCTAACAATAAAACACTTGCAAGCGGCGGAGCATCAGGTAATGTTTATGCAATTCATCTTCATGGTAACTTTGTAAATGATGAATCTAACGCAAATGTATTTGCTTTAATTGCTGGTGCTATTAATGCTAATGCAATTGCTCTTGGAAATACATTTTTTGCAAACGGTGAGTCTACAGGAAGTAACACTTATGCAAACCTTGCGGTAGCAGGCACTTCATATTATTTAGTAGATTTAAAACAATATTCGGATTTTGGTTCAACAGAAACTTTTGCTGGTGATTTAGGAGCTTTGTCTACTCAAGTGTTTGTCCGGACCACCACAGCTGATAATACCATTTTATACTATTCAAATGGAAACGTAAATGTAGCAGCTTTTGGGTCAACAGGAGTGAACGATGAATTTATTCCGTATGAAGCTGGAACTCGTACATTTAGGCAGTTCCAAATAAAATTTGTTGTAAACAATACTGAGGAGGATCAATTTGACTTTACATTAGATCAGTTTCGTTATACAGTAGATAAAGAACAGACTATTTTTTCGAACACCGCAGTTTATGATTCGGCAACTAAAACAGTTGACTATACTAGCTCTAGCTTTTTAAGTAGGCCAGTTATCTCAATTCAACCAATTGATACTGTTACTTCTCAAACAGCTATTGTTACTACTGGTACAAATACTAGTATAAGTTTTAAACTATATGATGTAGAAAATAACGCCTTAGTTCCGACTGATCAAGGTGTTGAAGTTCAGATTACAGCAACAGGGGTATAAATGGCATTACAAGACTCTAATACATACATTGAAGTTACAGCTGGGACATCTCTCAATGTTTCTCGCTCACAGTTCAATAACTCTCTCCGCTCTTTATTAACCAATTTTAAGTCTTCAGCTGTTCCAGATACAGAAAATATTACAGCACAAGGTGTCGGTATTGGTGAACAAGATGGTATGTTATTTAGAAGCTCAACCACTAATGCACTTTACATTTCTGATTCTGTTCATGTAAAGTCTTCACCTGTTGGTGGCAATTTTACGCGTGTAGGTATCGGGAATAGGGTTGAGAACGGTATTACAGCTCTTACTGCAAACATTGCATCTTATGAAATTGGTGAGCTTGTAGCTACTCCTTCAGCTTCTGGCGCTCTTTCTGCAAATGCTCGTCTTTATTTAATATCGGCTAATAACGGCACGATGGCTGATGTAGTAGATGTAGGCATACCACCAACTAATGGCTCAATCCAAAATACCATGCTCGGAGTTGGATCAGTTGATCTAGGGCGGGTGAACTTTGCTAAAGTAGGCTTTAGACTTGATTCTTTTGATGGCGTCAGTGATTGGGAGTCTAACACAACAATGAAAGTTTCAGCTCTTGCAGGAGCTAACACTTCAATCGGTTTAGGCACTCTCAATAACGGTAACGTAGCTATAGTTCATAGAACTGATGCAGCTGCTACTTCATCGCTGAATGGCATGCACGTGATGAAAACTCCAGGTAACTATGCTAACCTAGCTGCAGCAACTTTAAGTCAAAACTCTATTCAAAATAGTCCTACATCCACTCCTGCTCCACTTTTGCCAGCAGGTTCTGTTATAATGTGGAGTGGTTCATCAGCTCCAACAGGCTGGTTACTCTGCGACGGCTCTAACATTAGTAGAACAACTTATGCTTCACTGTTCGCAATTGCAGGCACAGCTTATGGAGTTGGAGATGGGTCAACTACTTTTGGATTACCTGACTTAAGAGATAGGTTTCCTCTAGGCAAAGGAACAAATAACAGTACTCTTGGCGCAGAAACAGGTTCAGTAAGTGCGAGTTCTGTTTTAACAACTGCTGCAGATGGTGATGGTGATTTAACTGTAGGCACAACTTCAGTTGCCGCTACAGCTAAAGACTCTACTTCTACAACCGTAGTAAACTCTGTGACACAAGCTTCTCATACTCATTCAGTTACAGTTCCATCCTCTGTTGTGAACTATATTATTAAAACTTAATAGGAGATATAATGAATTACTATATTAAAGTAAATATTGCAGAACGTGGAGATGATCCTTTTGCATATTTTGCTATTAAAGACTACGAAAAAGGAAAAAGAGCTCCTTTAATTTCTCGTCATTTTCCTCTTGATTTAATCTCAGAGCATGAACCTAGATTATTAGAGTTTGTAGAAGGAGATATTGACAATGCATATCTTGAAATTAAAAAAGGATATACAGTAAATCAAATAGCAGAAGATGGCATGACTGTTGGTGAATTATCAGATGAGGCAGTAGAGTTTTTAACTAACCTTACAAAAACAGTCTGTTTAGAAGAAAAATATGATGAATTACTAGCTCCTCCTTCTGTAGACCAACAAGTAGAAGATTTTATTAAAGAATTTTTTGAAGAAGATGCTGATCCAGAATTTGCAGATCTAGAGGGTGATAAACCTCTAGAGCAAAAAGACTTTTTAGCTGAGTTCTTTGCAGAACTTGAAGACGAGTCTGACGAAGCGGAGAAATAATGTCACTTACTCGTATTACTACTAGTGTTATTAGTTCCAATGTAATTAGTTCTGATTTACTTCAGAATAATATTATACAATCTCGTCATATTCAGCCTGGATCTATTACTACAGATTTGCTAGAGGCTAGTGGTAATGCTGCTGCTGTTGAAATTAGAGTAAATGCTAATCTTGATATCGTACAAGATAATGTAGCAGCTCTTGTAACAGGTTTAAACGGCGCAAACACTAATATTAATACAATTCAAAGTAATCTCTATACAGACTTTACTACTCTTACAGGATTGATTGATGTTGTACAAGACAATGTTACTGCAGCAGAAGCTAATGTAACAGCGGTTGAAGCTCGTCGTACAACGAATACCTCAATTTTTACTGATGCGTTTACAGGTACTAATGCCGCTGTTACAGCTATTTCTGATGGAGCAACAGAGTTTAGTGTAAACAAAATTTTTCAACAAAATGTAACAATTCAAGGCAACTTAATTGTTGTGGGTGCGCAGGTTGACTTGGGTGTGGGCACAGCAACAATTGATGATAACTTTATTGTAGTTTCAGCTAACTTGACAGGAATACCTGCAACAGATTCTGGTATTGTTATTAATCGTGGTTCAGAGGGTAATACATTTATTGGTGATCACATTTCAGAAGATGGGATTGTATTTGCTCTTTCACAATCGCCTCACGATAATGCAACTATTGCTATTCAAGAGTATATAGATGTTCATGCTAATGCATTCCATGCAGCCTCTGCGATGAATTTTTCAAGAGCACATACAGCTCACAAAGATGATGAGTCAACTGGTCTAATTTATGACACAACAAATAACCACGTAAAATTTATAATCTCTGCAACAGAAGTAGGCAATGTAACCTCAACAGGCGCACGTTTTGATGCTGTATTCTCTGATGGGGTTGAGTTGAGATCTAATGATTATATAACTTTTACACAGCTTAACTCAAATATTAATTTAGTTCAAGATAATGTGTCAGCCTTACCAGATTCTGCAGCAAATGACTATGTTACTTATACTCGCCTTAACGCTAATCTAAATTCAACTACAGATAATATTAATACTGTTACTGATAACGTTAACGTCGTACAAGATAATGTAGCAGCGATAATTGGTGGAGCTACTCTTTTAACACCTTTCACGAATGTAAATACAGCGCTTGGCACTTCAAATGTATTCTTTATAGGTACAGACTGCGCTAACGATTCTAATGTTCTTGTCGTAACTCTTGATGGTATTCGTCAGCACCCAACTCTAGATTGGATTGGAAACTATTCGAATGATACAGTTCAGTTTGTAGATGCCACAATCCCCTCTGGTATAATTGTTTCAATTACTTCACTCTCTATTCCATAATGAGATCTATCAGACAACTTACAACAGAACTAACTTTTCGTTGTAATGCTAAATGTCCAGCATGTCATCGTTGGAAACCACTTCGTGTTAATCTAAATGACGCACGCTATACAATTTCACTTGAACAGTTTCAGCAACTGTTTAATCCAGAGCTTTTACAAAACTTAGAGTGGTTAGTTTTAAACGGTAACTTTGGCGACTCTATTATGAATAAACAGTTTCGTGAGATCATTTCATACGTTAAGTCTCACGGAACTCGTCTTTTGATTCATACAAATGGAGGAATACACAATCGCGATTATTGGACAGATGTAGGCCATATTTTAACTGATCGTGATATTATCAATTTTGATTTAGATGGTTTGTGGGATACTCATTCAAAATACCGCATTAACACAGAGTTTGAAACGGTGTTGTCTAATGCAAAAACAGTGATAGCAACTAACCGAGCACAGGTACATTGGAAATATATTGTATTTGAACATAACAAACACCAAGTAGACGAAGCAAGAGAACTTGCTAAAACTTCAGGTTTTACCACCTTCTCTACAGTTAAGACCTCTCGTGACGTGTTTGCACCTAAAACAGGGCAGTTTGTTCACTCAAAAAAGACACAAGAGTATGAACAAGCAGAGCGTAAGATTCATTGCGTTTGGGATGATTGGGGTAAGTGGTATATTTCACCTGAAGGTTTAGTTTTTAGGTGTTGTTGGACTGGTGGGCACTACTATGATCAAGACAACTCTCGTTTTTACTATCCTCCCCAGTTTGAACGAATGTTTAACGGATTTGAAGTTCCCATCCAAAAAATTATATCGTACAATTATTGGACAAAGTTACAACAATTTTTAAAAGGATATGAAAGATCTTTTAAACTATGTCAATCACAGTGTGGAAAGATTGTTTCATCTATAGAGAAGACAGAAGAAAACCTAAAAACTGGTGAGTTAGCACAAGTAGATGCTATGAATCAATGGGGAAATTGATGACAAAACCTAACGTATTACGCAAAGTTGGAAAATTTAAGTTTTTAAGATTCCCTAATCAGGGCATTCGCAAGAATGAGAAGATTAGAAAACTTGCCACTCGCGGAAAATTAAGTTATCCTACACTTGAAAAATTTATTGAAAATGAACGTAGTTTAGGATATCCGATTAAGTATTCTAAACCAATTGGTTTTAAAAGGAAACGCAAATGAAAAAAGATGGTCACACTGATGTAGCTTCTTCACGCAGAATGTGTAAGATGATTATAGAAGATGCAAATGACATTTTAGATGCTCTACCTCGTGATTCTGAGACATCTTTACCAACCTGGTGGACTAATAAGCTGGCTAAAGTATCAGCCTATATCAATGGTGCACGGGATTATTTGGTTTATTCTGACTCTCCAATGCAAGAGCCTCGTGAAGAGATGGATGATGATGACAATATGAAGAATGATGATATGGAAGAAATGACTTCATCTGGGCAAATTAGCAAGGGTGATTATACAACTCGTCACTTTGATATCTGTCCTTCAGCTCAAGCTCTCTACTCAGATATTGAATCTAAAACTGACATGGTTCATCTAGTAGTTGAATCTATGATGCTTCAAGACTTGTTATTTAAACTAGAAAAACAAGCAATTGCAATGGATAATGCAGATGCTGATATGGTTGAAAAAGCTCAACACTATGCTGATATGATTATGAGTCTTGCTCGTGAGATGCGTCTCGAAGAAGAGCATTCATACGTAGAAGATGTGCATATGGCAAAGTTTAAAGAACTAGCTGATATGGATGATGAAGATGATATGCTTCCTCCATCAGCTAAAATGGTGAAGCATGCCTCTTAAACGTGGTAAATCACAAAAAACTATTTCAACAAATATAAAGGAGCTGATGAAAAAGCCTTCAAAAGCTCGTGCTAAAGGCGTCCGGACTTTAGCCAAACGTATGGGTATCTCACGTGAGGAAGCTCAACGTCGTCAAGCGGTAGCAATTGCTCTCCGTGCGGCTGGAAAACCTCTTCCAAAACGTAAAAAATAAATTTTGACTTATTAATAATGATTTGAGATAATCAATCATTAATCTAAATCCTCAAGGAGAAACAAATATGGCTTTAGTATACAATATTGGTGGTCCTAACTCTAACTTTGCTGACTTGAATTCAATTGATTCAACTACGCTAACGCAGGGTAACAACACCATCCAAATCTATCCTGGCACTTATACTGCCCCAACTAATCTTGTAGCTACCGATATCTCATTCAAAGGAATGGGTGATCGTGACGATGTTATTATTCTTGGTAATTCAGCTGTTGGCATGTCTATTGCTAACACTTCAGCTGGTACAATTACTTTTGAAAATTTAACTATCAAAGGTCAAGACAATGTAGCAACTGGTAACCCAGCTGGTTCAAATACAGCTATCACTAAACTTGGAGCTTCTTCGGTTCCAATGGTATTCCGTAATGTAAAGTTTACACACGCAGTACACGCTGCTAATTCACACGCTGAATTGGCTTTTGCTACAACTACAAACCAAATTGAAATGCATTATTGTCAAGCTGACGTTGATAAAGCAATGGTTTCAAATGCTAATGTTTATGCTACATACTCACTGTTTGGTGCAAATGCATATCATACAGCTGAAGCTGGAGACCCAGCACTTTCTGTTAAAACAATGCTTTGTGGACCTAACACAGCTAACGTTGGTAACTCAACTGAAACAATTGTTGCAACAATTGCTTAATCTTATAAAGGAGACTAAATCATGGCAATGATTTCAAAACAAGCTAAACAACCAATGGAAGGCATGTCTTCTGCTGGTTATCCAAGTGATAAGCCGATTGGTGATGCTACCGCTCATACTGATCCAAGCATGAAAAAGGGCATGGGTTATTTTGACGAAGGCGCACCAAAAGTTGGTGGAAACTATCGTACAGGAGACACTTCTGGTGGTCCTGGTGGCGCAATTTCAAAAGAAGTATCTGTAGCACGTGAAGATGTAACTCGTGGTATGGGTGGACGTGTTATCAAGGACATGCAGTAAGGAGCTACAATGGCTAAAACACTTTCAGGAGTTGATGCGAGAGAAGGAAAAGCTGTAAGAATCGGTGATAACCGCTACGGCTTACGTGAAGAGTACGATCCAGAAGTAAAGCGTGAGACTCTTGAATTCTATCGCACAGGTCATAATCTTACAGTTAAAGAAGTAAAAAATCCACTTCTTCAAACAGTTACGACGGTTAAAGCAAAATGATTGTTCCTGAAGTATTTCAGCGTTCAATGCCTAAACCGAAGAAACAAAAAAAGCGTTTAAATAAACGCAAGGTGATTCCACTAAAAGAGATTTATAATAAAAAGTAATCACTTAGATAAAAGGTTTTTAACCCAAATCTTCTCATACGGGGCGCAGACCCAAAACTGTGCCCCGCTTGTTTTTATAATCTGTTCTATTGTAGGTTTTGAATCTACATCACAGGAAATAAAAATCATATCATCTTCTCCAAACTCTGAATAATTAAACGTAAAAGCATTATCAGTATAAAATGTAATATAATCTTTTGCAGGAGTTTTACTAGTAATTAGTTTTGCTAATTTATTTTTTTCTTTTGATATTTCAATTCCAAAATACTTTTTATCAGAATATCTTTTAAACATATCAAACAAAGAGTATGGATACATTCCTGAACCAACTAATACAACTTTTTTAGCTTGTTCTAGTTTACTCTTTAAACCTTTATCTATAATAGTTTTATAAATCCATGAATTTCTACTATAAATGTACTCGTACAAAAACTCAGGAGTTCCTCTACTAAACTGTCTCTCAATTAAACTAAGTTCAGCATCTATGTTTCTTTGTTTCCATTCTTTTCTAGCTTTTAAAAATAGAGATAATTTCTCTTGCTGATTTTTCTCTGCCATTTAGGTCAAACTCAAATTCATTAGGTTGTGTATTTAACATAAGTTTTATAGAATCTTCAAGTTTATTAAACTCTTGATTGTTTAAAACTTTAAAGTAATTATAAGGTTCAAAAGTATATGCTCTTACAAATTGCTCTACCTTATGACCTTCTTGTCTAGGAACAATGATAGCTGGCACACCAGTTTTTAAAACTTCCATTGTAGTATTATATCCTCCATAGGTTATAAACCCAGAACACGATTCTAGCTTTTTTGCAAGATTTGGTATATAATCAACAAAAATCATATTACCCTTTGCTTTAGACTTTAAATCTGTATATCTGTTAGCTATAGGCATTATAAATTTATAATCAGGAAACTTATGAGCGATTTTAGTTATTTCTTTAAACAGCAATAGGCCTTCATTTTTATTTAACCCTGTTGAGACATAGATATGGTTATTTTTTCTTTTGTGTTTTTTAAGAGAATCATCACATACATATCCAGTATAGTAAATTAAATCACTAATCTGATCAATTACTTCCTTTGTATTTGCTTTGTTTGTTCTATCACTATACAAAGGCAAGATATTCGGATCTCCGTGTACTAGAATACGATCTGCATAGTACTTTGCTACAATATTTTGTGTATAATTTACCCAGTCTTTTAGCTGTTCTTCGTGTGGGTCATCCCAAGGAAAATCTCTAATAGATACAACAATTTTTATTCCTCTTTTTTTACACTCATCAAAACACTTAAATAATTCATGAGAATACTGATGTCTACAAAACGGAAAACCTTCACTTACTAAAAGTTTTATCTTG